AATCGCGCAGGAATTAGAATGCAACTTTAATACTTCTGGTGAGACTGTTATATATCCAGATGACATAGCTAGAATAGATAAATGTGTTAAAGAACCAAAATATAGAACCGCCTTTGATAGAAATTTTTGGATATGGGAAGAGTACAAGCCAGAAAATACATATTTATTATCCGCAGATGTGGCAAGAGGTGACGGTAATGATTTTTCTGTTTTTCATATTTTTAAATTGGAAACAATGGAAATTATTGGCGAATACCAAGGAAGACTAACACCAGACTTATTTACAAATGTTTTACATGATGCCGGCAAAGAATATGGCAATTGCATGATTGTTGTGGAAAATAACACTGTTGGCTATACAGTGCTGGATAAGCTAAAAGATAGGCATTATCCGAATGTTTATCACTCAGTTAAATCAACACATGAATATATCGATCAACTTCAAGCAGAAATGCGATCCGGTACAGTTGCTGGGTTTACAACTTCATTAAAAACGCGGCCTTTGCTAATTGCCAAGTTTGAAGAGTTTATAAGAAATAAAATAATTACTATTTACTCTCAGAGACTTAGGGCAGAATTAGATACTTTTGTATGGAACAATGGTCGACCTGAAGCACAGAGAGGATATAACGATGATTTAATTATGGCATGCGCAATCGGGTGTTGGGTACGCGACACTGCTTTGGTAGAAAATCAAAGAGATGTCGCTTACAAAAGAGCATTTTTAGATAGTATGACAAATGTTAATTCTCGTTTAGATACAACCATTCCCGGTATGACTAAGCCAAGAAAATGGGAAATGGACGACAACATGAATGAAAGCATTAGAACGCAAAGAGAATATAGTTGGCTAATAAAAGGTTAAAATAAATGGTAGAAAGAAATAAAAATCCAAAAAATCCTGTATCTCCGCTATTCAAAAGATTAACACGTCTTTTTTCTGGGCCAATTATTAATCGCAGAACTCAAAGCACGCGACAATTAAGACGGCGCCGCCTGGATAAGTATGCTAAAACATTTAAAGATATTGCAGGTCAAAAATTTCAACGTGTAGGTTATAACCCATTTGATAACTTGCAAGCACATACAATGTCCACTCAAAGTCGCATACAGCGATATGCAGACTTTGATCAAATGGAATATACTCCTGAAATCGCATCTGCGTTAGACATTTATGCTGATGAAATGACCACTCATACATCTATAGAAAGCATGCTACATATTAAATGCGATAATGAAGAAATAAAATCTATCTTAGATACACTTTATCGTAATGTCCTCAATATTGATTTTAATCTTTTTGGCTGGGCCAGAACAATGTGCAAATTCGGAGATTTTTATCTTTATTTAGACATCGATGAGCAAATGGGCATACAAAATGTTATAGGTATACCTTCTGTAGAAATTGAAAGACTGGAGGGTGAAGATAAAAGTAATCCAAATTATGTGCAGTACCAGTGGAACTCTGCTGGCGTCACTTTTGAAAATTGGCAAATAGCGCATTTTAGAATTTTAGGAAATGATAAGTTTGCACCATACGGTACTTCTGTTTTAGATTCTGCAAGAAGAATCTGGCGACAATTAACACTTTTAGAAGATGCAATGATGGCTTATCGCATTGTTCGCTCCCCAGAGCGAAGAGTTTTTAAAGTTGACGTGGGAAATATACCACCAGAAGATGTTGAACAATATATGCAAAAAGTCATCACATCAATGAAAAGAAATCAAGTTGTCGATGCAGAGACTGGTCGTGTTGATTTGCGTTATAATCCAATGAGCATTGATGAGGATTATTTTATTCCTGTTCGCGGTGGAGTCGGTACAACAATTGAATCTTTGCCCGGTGGCACATATACCGGTGACATTGATGACGTTAAATATCTTAGAGACAAACTATTTTCAGCACTTAAAGTTCCCGCATCTTATCTTTCTAGAGCAGAGGGCAGCGAAGAGGATAAAACAACATTAGCTCAAAAAGATATTCGCTTTGCCAGAACCATTCAAAGATTACAAAGATCAGCAGTTGCTGAATTGGAGAAAATAGGAATTATTCATCTTTATACTTTAGGCTTTAGAGGGGACGATTTAGTTTCTTTTACCCTTTCGTTGAACAACCCTTCAAAGATAGCCGAATTGCAGGAGCTTGAACACTGGAAATCAAAATTTGATACTGCTGCCGCCGCTTCTGAAGGATATTTTAGTAGAAGATGGATTGCTGTTAATATGTTTGGAATGAGCGAAGAAGAGTTTGTACGCAATCAACAAGAATTATTCTTTGATAGACAGATTGATGCTCAGCTTGAGGCTGTCGGAGAGGCAGTTGCTGCTGAGATGGCTGGTGGGGGTGCGCTGGGAGAACTTGGTGGTGAAGAATTTGGCGGCGAAGAACTTGGTGGTGAAGAGCTAGGCGGCGAAGAACTTGGTGGTGAAGAGCTAGGCGGCGAAGAACTTGGTGGTGAAGAGCTAGGCGGCGAAGAATCTCCATTATTGGCTGCCCCAGGTAAAAGAGATGATTATACCAAGCCAGGTTGGAAAGGAAAAACATACAAGCGTGTAGCTTATGACAAACGTCCTGCTGGCGCCAGAAAAAGACACAACTTGGCTCAAAGTTCAACTGAATTGGGCAAGGTACCAAAAAGACAATTAATGCCAGGTGCCTTAGAATTATTAGGTCTCGGAAAAGGAATTCCTGAAAATGTGGATTCTAATTATAATAATGAAGAGAAGAAACTATTTAGAATTAACAGAGAAGTGAAGCAACTAATACAAGAATTGGAGCAAAAAAATGCGCCTAAAACACAATAAAAAACGAAATACAGCTTTTTTATATGAAAGCCTAGTGAGAGAGGTGGTTATAAATTCCGTTCGAAAAGATACAAACAAAAGGAATACTGTTGTTCTATTGGTGAAAGAAAATTTCGGCAAAACAACTGAAATGAACAAAGAGCTAGAATTATATAAAGTGCTGCTTGAAACAAAAAATATAAATCTTAGAACAGCAGAAAAATTGCTTTATGAAATTAAGAGATCACATGCTAGGCTTAACAAGAAAAAGCTATTTAAAGAACAAAGTACATTAATTAAATTAATAAACAAAAATCTATCAAAAAATGTATTTTCAAACTTTGTGCCAAATTATAAAAGTTTAGCTACTGTATTTCAAATTTTCGATGAGGACGTATCTGGTAAAACCCGTGTAATTCTTGAAGAAGAAATTTTAAAAACCATGGTTTCAACAAGAGAAAAAGAAATAAAAGAAAATGCTATTTCTAATTTAACATTAAAAACTTTTACTGCTAATTTTAATGAAACATATTCACACCTCTTGCAAGAACAAAGAGAATTGCTAAATAAATACATTTTATCTTTTTTAGATAATGGTGTCGAATTTAAAATATATTTAAATGAAGAGGTTGGTAGACTACAAAAAAGTATTAATGATTCACTAATATTAGAAGAGATTCAAGGTGATTCTTCGATGCAAACTAAAGTTCATTCTGTTTTGGGGTTGATAGAAACTTTTAAAACAACCCCAATTAACGAAGATATACTTAAGCACGTTCTTAAGATGCAAATGTTAGCCAAAGAGATGCAAAATTAATGGCCATCGCAATAAAAGTAAATCCAGAGATATCTGAACCCAAAGAAGAAAAGCCTATACAAGCAACGCGAACTCTTAATATAAGAAAAACGTTGGATGGCAGCTTGATAATTTTTGACCACTCAGATATTGACGTGGTGATATCGCCTAAGAAAAATAATATTACTGCATTTGCAAAAAACGAAACAGGCGATCATATATATGCGACCATGAGTCGACTCTTTGATTTTTTAACAAGGAAAGGAGTTATAGAATTGGGCAGTGTAAGAAGTGGAAATGTGTTTAGTTCTTTGGAAGGTGCAATTCCTCAAAATGATACTTTAGATCCAATACAAGTGGCAATATTGGCTATTGATAATTTTAATCAAGAAGAAAAGCCATTCTATGATAAGAGTGATGAATTTGATGATGATTTAGAAGAAAAATTATTAGAACCGGATGAAGAAGCTTCTACTGAGTTTGGAGAAATACCACACCAACCTAGAAAAGGCACTATTAATACTTACCCCGGTGCGACAGCAACGTATACGCATTGGGGAATATTCCGATAGAGGTAGGAATGGAATTAATTTATTTTATTTTAACTGCTTATGGTCTCACTCAAATATTAATTTTTGGTTCAATTTTTAATAAAGTGCGCCCTCCTAAAAATTGGTTATATGGTTTTGGAAAATTATTTTATTGTCCAATGTGTATGGGGTTTTGGGTGGGTGTATTTTTATTCGGAATAAACAAATGGACAGAACTATTTACATTTGAATATACATTAGTCAACGCACTTGTGTTGGGTTGGTTAAGTTCGGGCACATCTTATATGTTGGGTGTGTTAATTAATGATTTTGGCTTGAAGATAACATTTAAGAACGAAGGAGATTGTCATGTGGACTAGGAAGTGGAAATTACAACCGGTTCGACGTTGTTGTAGCGGCTCTAGGCGCATGCGGGTTGCGCCCGCTTAAGAGGAAATAAAATGTCTAAAAAAATGCTTTTAAGAGAATATTATGAGCTTTGTGAAGGTGGCGTTTGTCAAGATCTTCTCACAGAAGAAGAGAAACGCCTAGTAAAAGGGGGCACCTTAATTCTTTCTGGTGTGATGCAAAAGTGCGATGAGTTAAATGGCAATGGCCGTGTTTATCCGCGAACTGTGCTGGAGCGAGAAGTTGACAATTATAAAAAAATTGTGGAAGACCGTCGCGCCCTAGGCGAATTAGATCATCCAGAAGATTCTGTGATCAATTTAAAGAATGCTTCTCATTTAGTAACCGATGTTTGGTGGGATGGTGGAAGTGTAATGGGAAAAGTTCAAGTGTTAAACACTCCAGCCGGCCAAGTACTTAAATCTCTTTGTGAATCCGGAGTTAAATTGGGCATATCTTCCAGAGGATTAGGCTCTGTTACAGAGAATCAAGGTAAATCAATTGTTGAAGATGATTTTCAATTAATTTGTTTTGATTTTGTTTCAGAACCCTCGACTCCAGGTGCGTATATGATGACTGAAAATGCGCAAAAAAGTTTAGATAAAATATTTACAAAAGGCGATAGGATTAATCGCGCTTTAAATGAAGTTTTAAGAGGAATTTAATAGAAGAGGCGATATGAAGAAATCACAATTAAAAAAAGCACTCAAGCCGCTTATTAAGGATTGTATAAAAGAAGTTCTATTGGAAGAGGGAATTCTTTCTAAAATAATTTTTGAAGTTGTTAAAGGTACGCAACCATCGTTGCCGCCGCAGTCGACTTTACGATTGGAACAGAAAGAATCTTTTACGGGCAATACTAAAAAACAAGAACTTTTAGAACAGAAATGGGAAAAAGATAAAGAAAGACGAAAAAAACTTTTAGATGCAACTGGCTTTAAAGATGTTAATGTATTTGAAGGGGTAGAACCGATGACCACCAGCGGCGAATCAAAACAAGCCGCTGCTGGGCCATTAACAGGTATAGGTCATAATGATTCTGGCGTAGATATATCTGGAATAATGGCTTTGGGCGCCGACCGCTGGAAGCATCTTATAAAATAAGGAAATTAAAATGTCAAAAAGGCCAATCAACGTTGAAGTAAAACCAAGATATAAAGACGAGCCAATTGAAAAGATGATTAAACGTTTTGTAAAGAGGGTGAAAAATAAAAAAATTATTGAAAATGTCATTGCTAGGCGAAGATATGAAAAGCCTTCGATTACAAGAAAAAGAGAAAAACAAAGAAGAAAAAAAGTATTAGAAAAATTACATTTAAAATAAGAAAGCTATTTTAAGACTATTTAAATATAACAAGTTAGCGAATTAAAAGAGGTGAGTGAATTATGGCGACAGGAGCATATCAGAGCTGGACTAGTTGGGGTCGAACACGGAGTCCAAAAAACCTAACAGGAGTACAGGGTGGTGCAGTCACACTAACTGTCGCTGCCGAGTTGCTTGGCATCACAGCAACAGGCGCAGGTTATGTCACTGAAAATCAAAGATATTTGCATGTGTTAACAGAAGACAATGATGCTGGCACGCCCGGAACCATAAAAGTGTATGGATATTGCCACGCCTTCCAGAGATGGTTTGAACTCCCACAATCGCATGTGCCGGTTGGTACCAACGCCGCGCCCACCGGAGCTACCATAGTTGCTCCAACCGACTCTGGCCATGCAGATGCAGCACTTTTAACTCCGGACGAAAGGGAATATCGAACATATGAGATACTTGGCATTGATCGTGTTGCGTTTGTTGGTAGCTCTGCTAATGTTGATTGTTACGCCGCATGTAGTACATTTTAAAAGGGATAAGGGAGTTTAAAATACAGATATGAGCAAGTTATACGTCAATACACTTTATCCACAATCAGGAACTGATGTGGTCCTTTCAGGAAACTTAGATGTTTCCGGAACGCTTAAAGCGTACCAATTTGAAACCATTACATACGCTGCAACAACATATCTAGGCGATACAGTTTTTGGCAACAACAGCACAGATCATCACACATTTAATGGAAATGTTTCTGGTTCTGGTTATGCCATATTTGTAGGCGGTGTTGAAGCTGCTGGAAATGTGCAAACTTCGGGAAGTCTTTATGCACTCCATAATGTTTCTGGCTCTGGCAAAGGCCTTTTTGTAGGAGGCATTGAAACTGCTGGTGATCTAAAGGTTTCTGGAAGTGTCACATTTAGTGGAACAACGACCGGCACCGACATTTCTGGTTCTGGTAAGGGCTTTTTTGTAGGAGGCGTCGAAGCTCAGGGTGACATACAAACTTCGGGAAGTCTTTATGCAAGACACAACGTTTCTGGTTCTGGTAAAGGCCTTTTTGTAGGTGGCATTGAAACCGCTGGAGATCTAAGTATTTCTGGAAGTGTTAGTTCTGGCGCCGCTATTACTCTTGACGCAACAACTGATATTAATCTTGATGCTGATGGCGGCGAAGTTTTCTTCAAAGACGCTGGAGCCCAACAAGGTGTTCTTAAAATGGACACTGCTAATTCATTCATCCTATCATCAAGCATATCAACAAATGATCTTTATTTAAAATCCGGCAGAGACATTGTTCTTGACGCTGATGGCGG